ATAGACTCTACACTAATCACCTTACTATTAGGGTTTCCTTCCCCCTCATCTGCATAACTCCCACTACTTAAAACTGCCAATTCTTTTCTCTTAGAAGAAGTATCCGATTTTGCAATATCCATCCTAGGCCTCCTCGCAAATCCAGTAGACACAAGCTCCCTTGCAAATATAGGGGGAACTTTAGCCTCGGAGATATTTTTGAGGAAAAGAGCTTCAAGGGAAGTTGTTTTAGCTGTCCCTTTCAGTAAGGAGGTCATATCCTTTTTCATATTACTCATAACTTCTTGGGTATTAGCTTCAGGTGCAAAGTTATCAAAGAACTCTTTAGCTATATCATCGATACTAACCAACAGACTTTTTATAAATTTAGTAATAACATCTATAAGTTCTTCGTCATCCCACAGGTATATAGGTAAGAGGGTATCTTTTTTTACAGTAGGTTTAGATATAGCATTATCTCTATAGTTCATTAGTACAGATTTAAATTCCAGAGCGGTAGTAGTACCTTCCACCAGAGTCTTTGCATATTCTACTATACTAAACCCTTTATAATCTAATTTAAAAGATTCTATTATATATTTCGCCTCATCTTTACCTATTAGGGATTTCTTCTCTTCCCCGAATAAAAATATGCCTAACATTTCAGCCACGTTAAAAAGAGGAATATACCCTGAGTTATTGCCCGAGTATCCCAAGACAGCACACAGAGATTCTGTATTTACCATTAATCCCCCGAACCCAACATATCCCCCATCATCGGAACACTCTTTGTAATTAACTTCCATTAACATACTAGAGGCTCTATTGAAATCAATAAGAGGGGTAATATTTCCTGCTAATAGAAGACGATTAAATCTTTCTAATACGGTCATGATTGTTCCATTTTTACTATCAGGAATAACATTAAAACTTTTATTAGCTGCTCCCAACATTTTCAAACCTCCTTTCTCATGCAATTATTTTAAAGCTATTTAGAAGAATCTTATTTATTTTATCTATTAATTTACAAGATGTTATCAAGTTAGAGGTATCAAATGCAACCTGTTTAATAGTATTATTAAGCTGTAGATCACTACTAGGAACACTTGTATCGGATATTTTTAGAACGTCCACAGTAGTATCATCTTTAGGGATAATATTGTCTAAGATATTCTTTTCCAGAAATATACCTTGTTTAAAATAATTTTTATACAATTTTCTATAAGAGGTAATAGTATTTTTAAAGAACATATCTCTATCATCCTCATTCTCCAAGTCATAATTATCTTTAATCATAATTAGGTCTTCATCCTTATATTTCATCCCATCTAGCACAATATATGAAAGTAAGTCCTCTCTACTTAATTTTGTCAAATCTTCGCTCCCTTTTAAGTCAAACATAGAAGCCATTAAGTATTTATTATCAATCGATGTAGAGGATCTTCTTACCCCATTTGTATTACGAGAAAGATCTGCTATCTCCGCTACAAATATCCCAGCCATATCAGCTCCAACATTGCTATTCATGAATCCACCACTACTTTGATTATAGCCGTAAAATGCCCCAATACTACCATAACTATCCTTATCACTTACAGAATCTTTAAGAATAGTTGTAGTTAACATTTCCCCATATATTTTAGAGTGCATATCAAAGAAAGTATCTAGGATAGATAAAACTTTAGAAGCTAATTTATACAGTCCAATAAACTTATCAAATATTATACACAAAGCCCCCCAAAGTATTCTCCCAATCTCATCATCGGATAAATTAGAAGCATCCGCAGACACGGTGGTATTTACGTGTATATAATTCAATAATACAGATTTAAAAGAAAGGTCTGTTTTTTTTACTTTATCGACTACATCACTAAGACCCTTAATTAGTTCTCCAAGGTCTATATCTTGACTAGGAAGTGCATACATAATATCAAATTTAATAGATTGTATTATTTCTTTCATAATATCAACATTTTCAATGGTAGGCTTAACTATTTTAGTATCAGTATTCCAAGGAACATCACTAGTGCATAAATTACCTAAGTATGTCATACTAACTTTACCTTTAACTACTACATCAAGGTCTTCTGTAATATCCATACCCAAAAACTTAAAAGTAGGGATATTTCCGTTAGCCACCCTCATCTCTATATTTAATCCATCTGATGTATCTGACAACTTAAAATTTGAATCCCCTTCATTTCTTGTATTTGCCCAATTACGAGTATTTAAAATTGATGGGGAATTTAGCAATCCTACTAACTGTTTATAATCATCTTTATACTGTCTATTAGTTTTAGTGAACTTAACATTACTAGACATACCTGAAAAAGGCAGTCCTGTCTCAAGAAAATTATTTTTACTAAGACTCATAGATACTTTTTTATAATTCAACAGAAATCATCTCCCTTCATATTCTCTTTTAATATATATAATTGAATAATCATTCCTCTTCTTCTCCGTACCTTTTTTTCCAATAATAAGACTGTACCAAATCTTTATTAATCCTCACCCAATTAGAGGACAGTACTTGTAAAACAGCAATCATATGTTTACACACTGTTCCTTCAAGCCGTGGGTTTCTAATTTTAGGGAATCTATTTTCTTTATATATACCATAGCCTGTCTTATATCCCATGTATTTATATCCTCGATATAAAAAATCTGGGCAGGAACAGAACACGGAAATATCTCCATTTAAGAGGAGATTTACCACATCTTTTTTCTTAAGATCTTTAAGACTTTTAATATCTTTTATATCAAGAAGTTTAACATACTGGTAATATTTTTTATTAGGGAAGGTTTGAGAAGGGGTATTAAAAATAATCCATCCTTTAGTTTTAGCTATCCCTTTATAATGGACAGTAATAGTTTTAGATCTTTGCAATCTTTTAGTTTCCGCTCCCCTAACCAATTCTTTTGCAAAAGCCTCAAGGATTTTATTCTTTTTATAGGTCTTATAGAAATCTCCCATATTTATCTTGTAGGAATTTCCTTGTCTCATCAATAGTTACCTCATCTTTCAACAGTTTAGAAATCATACCCTGAAAAATCTCAATAGGGTAATTCGTAATGTTTTTATTTCTACACTCACTTTCAATAATCATATGAGTAACCAATGAGGAGAGCATTTTTAATAAATTATGTTTACTTACCCCCTCATGAATTGATTTACACAAGGTTTTATATATTGTCTTATTCTTTATACTTTCCAGTAACTCAAAATCAAGGGAGGACTCCGAAACAACGGAATCCAGCCCTTCATACACTAAGACATTTAATTTATTAATTTCAACAATATCTGACCTTTTATAAGCATCTTCTAGGAGCTCTAATATCTTTTCTATTTTCATAGTATCCCCACCTTTAATATCCCTCTTCTGTTTCCGCACTAGGTTCTTCAATAGGGGTAGGTTGACCCTCTGCCCAAGCTTTTAATATTTCATCCATTTTTACACTAGAAATATCGGATGTATTAATGCCTACCAAGCTCAACAAGTAATCAAATATCTTAGCTTTATCTAAATAAGTCCCAAATTCTGTGAGCAATGTGGTTAGGGTATCAAATATAGACATATGAGCCATAAGATCCTCTACTTTTGTTGCATCTTCAGCGGAGGTCACGCTTCTAAGTACCACATCAAATTTATCCACATCATCTACTCTACCTCTATATAAAAGATAGTTATTACATAAATCTGTTATACCCTCTTTCAATATCTTCTGAGCTCTTTGGACAGTTCTTGCATATCGAATATCCAATTTAACCAGACTAGTATTTCCCAAACTCCCAGGGAGTTCCTCTTCAAATCCTAAATAAGCTTTAGGTATTTTTATTGTAGCGAATTCCTTATTACGGAAGTAGTCAATATCAACGATGGATTTAACGTCTATAGATTCATTAACAGAATCAATAACTATATCTCCTTTACCTTCTCTAACAGGAATATACACATTAGAGTTGATAGGGATAGGGGAAGGATCGGTACGCATACCTCTTCCTTTGGACATTTTTGTAGACCCTTCAATTCTTCTTCTAACGTCCATGACAATTTCTTGTGTTTTAGTAGGACCTGCATTTCCCACTTCAACTTTAACGACATTATATTGAGTAGATCTAGCTACTCTTGACATTATGAGCATATTATCTAGCAGATTAACTATTCTATAGATATATCTAGCGTTATCTACTAGGGAAGTTCCCCCGACTTTAAAGCATGTAATATCTTCGAGTTGTCCCTCTTTATTTCTTACTTTAATTTTAACCTTTTTACGGTTAGGCAATTTGGAGTTAAGGAAGTGGATAAAATTAGCTTCTTTTTCTAGGGTAGGTTTTTCATTCTCCTCATCGATATACCCCAAAACTTTCCCGAGGTATTCTACTCTTGATACTTTATATCCCTCAACTACATTCTCGTAATATACAGCATTAGAAGAGCCCAGTTTATATTCTCTTCTACGCAATTTAAAGTCCCCATGTTTAACAATTTCGAATACCCATTCCCACACTCTTTTTTCCATCTTGATATTATTCTCAAGAAACTGGTTTAGGAATTCCTCTAATTTCTTATCTTCTGCTTCTATATGAACAATTTTATTATTAGTAGTTGGATTTGACTGACTACAGTCATCAGCCATCAATTCCATAGCAGAGCCTATAACAGGATCTCTGCTCATTTCCTCATTTTCTTTATAGGTTTCTGATGAAGAGTAATCGGATTTTAGAGCATCTATCAAGTTACCCATTTTAATATCATTAGAGTCCAACATTTTTCTTATATCATCAGGGGATCGATTTACAACCTGCTCAGTAATTTCTACTACGGAATCTCCTAGAATATTAGGGGTATTCCCTCTCAAGTCACGATTATCAAATAATTCCTTACTAATAACCTCATTAATTGGAGTAATATTTTGTGAGTTATCCTCTAAAATTACGGAATCTTTATCTCTTCCCACAGCAATTTTCAATCCTAATAAATTAAATTCCATTTAATATCAAACCTCCTTATTAAATTAATAATTATCAATCATCAAATCAATTTCTTGGTTAATCATTTCATCTACACTTAACTGTTTCACGTATCCCCCCCGCATACTTCCAAAAGATAGGGGATTTGCATTTAAGAAATCATTTACCCCATCCCCCTCACTACTATCCCCATAACTAGCCTGTAATGCATTAGACACCGCCCCCGCAAGACTGTCTGTAACGTCCTTACTGCCCGCTTCCCCTGTATCGAACTGTTTAGGATGATCCACTTTCCTTTTCATTCTATTATGTATAAGAGCGAACAATTCTTTTTTCATAGGTTCATAATCATATATATTAAGTCTTTTCTCATACAGCAAAGTTATCATATCTATATAAGCTTTATCGTTTCTATCTACAGACAAGTATCCAACATTATACCCCATCTCCTCTAAAATCTGTCTGGATTCTTCTGAGGAGAATATATCATAGGATACTTTCCCTAACTTTAATTTATAAAAGAGATTCAGATAAGCAACAAAATCTCTTATTTTATATATAGCTATTCTCTTAGGGGGTTTGGGGGGTTCTATTCTCAGCATAAAGTCTACATCGAGAATAGACTTTTTAATTCCATCCTCTTCGATAATATCTTTAACATATACTGAAGAGATACCAGTGCTATCGGATACTACGGATTGGTCAATATGAATATAGCGTGGTTTAGTAATATCTTTAAACACAAAATCTTTTTTCAAATAATCCTGAATTCTCAGAGAATCCCCAGTACTTATAGTAATTACTTCACTAATAAAAGGATGTTTAAGAGAGTCTTTACAGCATTCTTGGTACACTATCTTTGATGTAAACAATCTTCCAGAGGGTGCTACGGAGATACCTCCTATATCTTGCATAGATTGTATTATATTTGTCTCAAAGCCTTGTTTAAGTTCAACAGGCACAGGAAGAAATCGGGATACCTTATCTTCTGACATAGCTTGTATTTCCTTATTAATAACTTCAAAATCCATATCCCCATCATCAGCCTTACATTTACTTAATCCCTCAGAAAGTTTATACTGATTCACATCGTCAATACTATCAATAATAAAGGGTTCTAAGGATGCTGATCCTTTACATATATAAAACATTTTCCCCGAATAATTATGAGGCTTAACTTCCCATAAAGTAGGACATCTAACGAGAACGTGAGGATTATTGACCCCTCTTTGTATTCTCTGCTCAGTAATAGAAGATTCATGGGTAGCTGATGACACTAGGATATTTAGGGAATAGTCCTCTCCTCCATCAACAACAAACCTAGATTTAGACCTATTAACAATACTAGAATACAGTTCTGAAACTTTGCTGGTGTAGGAATATCCTGTTTGAGATTCTTTACCTTCCCCCCTATGGAAGTTAGCTTCATCAAGGATACTTCCCATCAAGCTCATACCTATACTATGCTGTGTACCTGAGCCATATGTTATTAAAAGATTTTCGGGAAACAGAATAATACTATCCAATCTAGGATTTCTAGGGAAATGTTCTTTAAAGTAGGGTATAGAGTCTAAGAG